CGCCGTGGTGCCGTTCAGGGTGACCGTCCCGGCGATGGTGTTCTTCACCACCGTGAACGGCGGTGAACCCTGGAAAACAAGCGTCCCGGTCATCGTGTCTCCCGCCTTGCTGACCTTGTCGTCCTCCGAACAGGCTCGCGACCACTACGCCATCACCCCACCCGTCTTATTCAGCTTGTCCGGCGCTTTCCACAGCACAATGTGCATAGGTCCGCCGCCCTTGATGGCCAGCGACGGCTTCGGCAGGACCACCCCGCCCGTGCCGGTGACCGTGGCCCAGCCGTGGCCCGCGAGCGACGGTTTCGGCAGCGCCACCGAACCGGTCCCGGTGACCGTCGCCCAGCCCTGGCCCAGGAGCGCCGGTTTCGGCAGGACCACCCCACCGGAACCGGTCGCGTGCAGCAGCAGGCTCGCCGATCCCTGCTGCGCGTGGGGCCGGAACCGGCGCCGCCAGGTAAGGCCCGGCGCGGCCTGCGACGGCGGCTCGATCGGCTGGCCGCGCGGTGTTTCGACCTGCCAGACGGTTTGCTGCGCGTGAGGCCGGAACCTGCGGCGCCACGTCCGGCCCGGCGACGCCTCTGTGGGGAAGTACGTCGGGGTGCTGGACGTGGACGGCGACGGCGGCTGAATGGCCTGCTGCGACGGTTGCAGCAGCGCCCTGGGCCGGAACCTGCGGCGCCACAGCAAACCCGGCGACACCGGGGTGGCGTAGTAGGTCGGGGTGCTGGACACCGGCTGCGCCGGTGGCGCGATGACCTGCTGGGATGGGAACGTCTGCGCGCGTGGCCGGAACCGCAGGGTCCACGCCCGCCCCGGCGCTATCTGCGCCGGCGGCTCTACCGGCTGCCCGACAGGTGTTTCCTGCCAGATCGCATATTGCGCTTTCGGCCGGTATCTGCGCCGCCAGGTGAGACCCGGTGACGCCTCGGCCGGGTAGTAGGTGGGGGTGCTGGACGTCGGCGCTGCCGGTGGCGCGATGACCTGCTGGGAGGGTCGCAGCAGCGCCCGCGGACGGTACCGGCGGCGCCACGGCAAGCCGGGTTGCACCGGAGTGGCCGGCAGCGCGGTAGCCGGCGCCGCCGCGCCTTTGAGGGAGAAAGCTACCCCCACCCAGGCCGAGGTCTGGCTCGTGGTGCCGCTGTAGTCCACGGTGCCCGTGGACGACACGATCCGGTAGCCGGACTGCTGGTAGACGAAATACTTGTCGGAGGTGGACGTGCCGCCCGACTGGTAACTCGTCGTCAGCGTCGTCTCGTTGGTCCACGGGCTCGACGGGCCGCTGACCGTCGCGGTCGTGTTCGCCGCGGCGACGCCCGTGGCGACGAAACCGAACCATGCTTCGCCGGCCACCGTGGTCGTGCCGGTCGCGGTGCTGTCCCACGAGGTGCCGTTCGCCGCGCCAACGTTGAAAATGCTTTGATCAAGCGCGCTGGCGGTGACAACACCCGCTACCTCGAAAATGTCGACCAGGATGACACTGGAATCCGACGTCGTGCTCGTCGTGCCGAACGACACGTTGACGTCTATCGTCTTCTGGCCGCCCCCGGTGTTGGGGTCCAGCCACAGGAAGGTGATAGACGCCGCGTCCACGCCGCCCTGCGCCCAGTTCTCGGCCGTCCCGTTGGTCGTTACCGAGCTGATCGTCGGGGTGCCGGCGGTCCAGGTCGAGACGCACGCGACCAGGCAGCTCCCGGCCGTCGTGTTACTGCCGAACGCCGGGGACGCGGTGCCCGTCGTGCCCGACGTGAACTGAGCCGTGGTGGAGGCGTGCTGGAGGACAGAGAGAGTCATCCAGCACTCACCTCCTCACGTGGTACCGCACCTTGGGGTTAGTTCTCGCCGCGCACAATCAGCGACTCCAAAGTCGCGCTGTTCGAGGCGGACGACGTCGAGAACGTCACCGTCAGGTAAAACCACTGGTTCACCGAGAAGTCGATCGTCTGCAACGCGGTCGGCCCGGCCGCGCCGGACACGGTCGCCGAGTTACCCGTGCCGATGAGCCAGCCGGACGACAGCAGGTTCGTCGCCACCGAGCTAGTGCCGTAGCCCGAGCCACGGTTCTGGATGATCCCAGCGCCATACAGCGAGCCGCTGGAGTAGGACGTGGTGGTCAGCGCCGGGTAGGTCAGCAGCGTCGAACCGCCGATCGTGTTCGCCGCAGTGTCCAGCCCCGCGATGATCGTCGTGGTCGTCGCCGACGACTGGCACGACAGCAGGATGGAGAACTCGAACGAGACGAGCTGCCCTTGGCGGCCCTGCTGCCAGAACCCGCCAGGCAGGAGCGGCTGCTGGTAGTTACCGGTCGCGCCGGCGACGAGGGACTGCGCCGACGACGATGACGCCGCCGCGGCGGTGTAGTTCGCTGGCGGCCCGGAGAACAGGACTTCGGTCTGGGTACCGGAGTAGAACGACATGGGATGCTCCCGCAACGGTGAGTTGGTTTGGCTGCCCGTTGCGGGCTGGTGTCTCGCGCGCCGTTACGGCACCGTCCAGGCCGTGCAATAGAAGCGTGCTTACTCGCTCTGGGTGATCGTGAAGCTTGTCACCGCGACCGTGCCGCCCGACACGATCGACGTCGTGTTCAGGTTCAGGTCACAGCCCGCCGTGCCCACCGAGCCGTCCATCACCACCGTCGTGCCGTCCGACTTGTACGCCCGGAACCACGACGCTGTCCCGGTCGCCGCCGCGGACGTGTCGGTGGTGATCGAGTTCGCGGTCGCCGTCACCACCTTCGAGCCGGCCGACCCGGACGCCGTGGCGGCGCCGAACGCCGTCGATGAGAACCGCAGGCCGTTCGACAGCAACGTCTGGGAACCGATCGCGGTGTTCGCGTCAGTCGGCTGCGCCCCGTTGTAAATCTCCAGGTAGCCGCTGTTCAGCAGGACCGTGACCGCGTTCACCGACGCGATGGTGGTCGCGTCCGCGAAGTACGGGTTGTTGGCCATCTGGCGCTCCCGCAGGGTGAGTCAAGAGGTTCACCCGTTGCGGGTAGGCATGGCGCGCCGTTGCGGCACCGATCAAAGTACTAGCAGGTCACTGCGTGAACAGCGGCAAGCTGGGATCGTGGAAACTGAGCTGCGTCACGTGCGAGTTGACGTTGTAGAGCGTCAGCGACCCGTCCGTGCCGACCTTGATGCACGGACGGTTGTAGTTCACGGTCGACGTCGTCGCAGTGTTGTTAAGCGCCTGCGTGGCGTGCAGGTACAGGTCGTTAAGCGTCGCAGTGCTGCCCGACACTGACGACGTGCCGTTGATCAGTTCACCCTCGGAGACGAAACCATCGGTCACGCTGCCGCTGATCGTCACCGACGACGCCCCCGCCACCGCGACCGCGCCGATCCAATGCACATACACAGTGTTGAAGAAACCAGACGGGATGTACCCGATGACCGTCCCGTCGCTGGTCGTCCCGCCGCGGATGTTCCCGATGATCTCGGTGGTGGTGGTGCTCGCCCCGCGCCACTGCGCGGCGATCGCACCGGACACGTTCGACCACCCGCCCTGCAACGTGATCAGGCTCCACGGGCCGGGCAGCTGCGTCGTCGTCTGATTGGTCACGGACTGCAATGTGGTGATCTGCTGCGTGTGCAGCGCCAGCGTCGTCGTCGCCGTCTTGATCGTGGACGCCAGCTTCGACTGAAGCGACTTCGGGAACGTGGTCATGGTCCCAGCCTTTGCCAATCTGGCGTCACTTCGACTTCCTCGATCTCGCCGAGCTGGATCTGCGTGTACTCGGCCTGCGACGACGACGGCGGGTACAGCGTCCAGCCGATGACCCGGCCGGTGGCCTGCAACCCCGGCACCCCGTTAGGGCTAGGCGGGTGCAGCGCCGACGTGGCGTTGAAGTAGCAGAACGAGCCGATCACGATGTCCCGCGCCGCAGGGATCTGCCCCGCGCCCAGCGTCAGCATCGGGGTCAGCTGCGTGCCGGTCAGCGACGTCAGCAGCCCATCCGCGTACGAGTCGATCTGCGCCTGATTCGTCACCGTGATGGTGGACAGCGACGCGGACATTTCAAGCAGCGGGTAGCCGAGGCCGAGGACGTCGTCATCTTCGCCGTGTGGCAGCGCCGACGCCCACGTGGTGGCGTCCGCGGCCGACGCGAGGGACAGGATCACATCATCGGCGAGCATCACCACAGACGACGCTGGCGCCGTACCCGCGAGCTGCACGTAGATCCGCGCCGCGACAGCGCCGTCTGGTGCCGTGACACCGGACAGGCTGCCCGTGGTGACCGTAGACGCGGCCACGTCGATAGCAGCCGGGTAACTCTGGTAAATCTGGCCGCCGCTGCTGTTTAGCCACTGGATGACCAGCTCAACGTTGGCCCAGCCCTGGACGCTGTACAGGACCGCGTTCAGCGCGTACGCGGTCCCGGCCGTCACCGGAATGATTTCCGACCTGGCAGCGGGGAGCGCCGTCGACCCGTTCCCGTGAACCGACAGCGAGTAGATGCCCGTGTTCGACCAGGCCGACGACTGCCCGATCGTCGCCCCGTTGACCGCAGTCCACGGCGAGATCCCGGTCTCGAAGTCGGAGTTTTCGTTCAGCGCCGGCGGCTCACCCGAGCTGGCGGTCGCGTAGATCCGGTTCGCCGACGTCGAGCCGGTGCGGGTGAACTGGTAGTCGAGCAGGTTACCGGGCAGCTGGTACACCAGCCCCGACGACTCCAACGGCAGCCCGAGCTCGGGATAGCCCAAGTCGAGGACCATCGTCAGCGACCCGTCGGCCGTGATCGCCGGGCGGACGTTGTACTCGAACCCGTACCCGGAGATCAGGTCGGTCCAAGCGTCGTAGACAGGTTTCAGGTCGGTCGAAATGTAGGACACCGAGGCGAGGACCCCGGACTTGTTCTGCCCCATCGTGAACCCGGCCATCTGCCCGTTCGGGGTCTTCCCCAGCGCGTAGGTGGCGAGGCCGCGGAAGATGTCGAACACGTCCGTCGCGTCGAACGTCAGATCGTCGCTGATCAGGCGTTTCTGGAACAGCGACTCGGGGGTGGACGCCGAGATCGGGAGCGTGTTGTCGAGGATCGACTGGTGCGGCCAGTCCCACACGATGCCGCACCACACCGGCACCTGATCCTGAAAGATCCACAGGACGGCCTGCTCGCATTCAAGCGCGTCGATGTTGTTCTGCCGCTCGGCGTCGCTGTTACCTGCGGCGAGGTTCAGCGCCCCGGTGAACGTGCCGATCGCGTTGATGTTCTGGACAGCGGACTGCGGGATGATCGGCAGCCAGTCACCGATCACCGCCCCGGTGAGGATGTTCGTCGTCAGGTAGCGGTATGTGCTCATAGGGTCACCGGGGTGACGCGGAGGACACACGGCGTGTGGCAGGTCAGCGACCCCGTGGTCGAGATGAACAGCTGCACCGTGTGGGTGCCTTTCGTCGGGGTCGTAGCCTGCACGCTGTTCGTGTACGCGGTGACCGACACGTTCGGGATCGTGGTGGTGCCGATAAAAGCGTTCCCGACGTAGACCGCGTCGACGGTGTTCCCGCCGATCGTCACGCCCACCGCGGCGAAACACCCGGCCGCCGCTGTGAAGAACTCGGGGATCTGGTAGTCGATCTGGAAGTCCTGCGACCCCGTCGCGGTGATCGTCACCTCGGCGACGATCTCGATCGCGTCAGCAGGGACCGTGAACGACGACGGCGACGCGGTACGGTCGAACGCCACCGACGACGACGACGGCGTCCACACCGACACCGTCCCGGCCGTCCCGGTGCCCTGCACCAGTTGCGACGTGTCGTTCTCCCAGAAAAACTGAGACGGCTTCGCTGCCACGGCCGCGGCGGCGTCCGCGATGTAGGCGATCCCGCCCGGCGCGCACACAAACGTCCGCTGGTCGGTGATGTCCCCGGCGATGATGTTCGACGCGCCGTTCGGGACCGCCACCTGGGCGAGGATGATCGACGACGCGGGCACCGACGGCGGCGACGTGGTCCCGGTGATGTACTCGATCTCGCAGAAACTCGCCGAGCTGGCCGTGTCGTCCACATAGGCGACGACATAGTCCTGCCGGGTGCTGCCCGTCGAGTTCGACGCCACCGTCAGGGTGCCGTTCTTCTGCATCAGCCCGAACTTGTACCCGCCGTACTGCGCCGTCGTGGACGGCACAAACGCGTAGCCGGGGGCGACCGTGACGGACAGTCCCGACACGGGGGCACCGACCTGGAGCGCGGTGCCCGTCCCGGCCGGATAAACGCCGCCGGCGGGGGTGAGCGCGGTCGCCGACGTCCCCGAGTCGATGACGGACGGCCCGCAACCGAACGTCCGGCCGAGCAGCCCCGACCACGTCATGCCGTCCATCCAGTGCGCGGGCCCGCACGACACCTGTGTGGCCATCAGACCACCACCGGGGCGACACGCAGCAGGCACGGCGTGGACGAGGTGGCGTAGACGCCGTCGCTCGTGGTGGTGCCGCTGCCGCCGGCCTGGAACCACCACGTGATCGTGTGCGTGCCCGCCGATGGGGTCGTGGACTGCGCCGACGACGTGTAGTACTTCGCCGAGCCGCCGTTCGTCGGGCTGGAACCACCGAGCGAGATCGCGTAGACGGTGTCAACGATCGTGCTGTCGATCGTTGGGTACAGCGTGATGTTCCCTGCGCTGCCGAGTACCCCGGCCCACTTCATGTAAATCTCGATGTCCGTCGAGCCGTCCGTCGTCACCGAAACCGACGCGATCTGCGTCGCAGCGCCGCCGCTGGACGCTGTCACGCTCGACGTCACGACGGAAAGCTGCGGCGTCCATTTCAGCGTGCTCGGTGTCGCGACACTGCCGGCCGTCCCGGTGCCCTGCACCAGCGCGCCCGTGGCCAGGTTGTACATGAACTGCGACGCGGGCACCGCCGGCGCTGCTGCCGCGTTCTGGATCGGCAGGATCCCGCCTGGCGCGACGACGAACGCCCGCTGGTCGGTGATGTTCGCCGACAGGATCGACGTCACCTTCGCCGCGACAGCGACGGTCGCGAGCAGGAGACTGTTCGACGGCAGCGACGGCTCCGACGGTGACGCCGCGGGGGTGCCGGTGACGATCTCGACGTAGGAGGCGGACGACGACGTGCCGAGGTCGTTGACGTAGGCGACAACAGCGTCGATGCGCGGGTTCGTCGTGTCCGCGGCGGCGACGGTGAGCGCCTGCGACGTCATCAGCCCGAACACGTAGCCGCCTTGCAGGCTGCTGGACGAGTTCGCGACGCAGCAGTAGCCGGCGTTGACGGACACGTTCATGCCCGACGACGCGATGACCTGCATGCCGCCCATCCCTGGGAACACCCCGGACGGGACCTGATTCGCCGACGCGGTGCCGGCGTTGTAGACGCGGGTGCCGATGTCGTACTGCCGGAACGGTGTCTGTCCGTCCATGTCAACGTCGTCCAGCCAGCACGGGCAGCCGCACGAGATTGATGTCGCCATCAGTCGCCTCTCATATCCATGCCGAACTCCAGGTGGCGACGAGGCTCGCGCCGCCTTCGGTCGCGCCGGACAGGTAGATCGTGGACGTGCCGGGCTCGAGAACCCACCACTGCGATGTCGGATCGGCCGCGTAGAACGCGCCGTTGAAAAACGACTGCCGGGTGTCCAGGTCAAGGGTCAGCACGTCGGCTGAGCCGAGCGTCAGCGACGTGAACGTGATCGCCTGCCCGGTGGCGGCGTTGATGACCTGCGGGCCGACGACGGGGCCGGTGACGGTGACGCTAGGCCGTGTCTCGAACGTGCCGTAGTTGAGCGCCGCGAACGATCCCTGGTTCTGCGGGATCCCGGTCGCGGGGAACGTCACCGGGAGGCCGGACGTGAACGGCAGCACGACGGGGTTGCTGGGCGGGGCCGCGAGGATCGACGCCGAGGTCGACGGCACCGTCGAGTATTTGCGCGGGTCCGGCGCGACGAGCGGGATCTTGAACACGACGTCGGAGAGCGTCGGGTACGTCTCGGTGATGCCGGCCTGCGCGTTCCGGCGCACCTGTACCTGTTTCGGCACCGGCTCGTTGTAGACGAGCGTCGCGAGGTCCGTGGATGTGGTGCCGGTCGGCACAACCTGCTGTAGCGACGCCCTGGCGGCGTCCCTGAGCGCCTGCGTCGGCGCCGACGCCATAACCGTGAGGGTGATGATCCTGGGGCCGTAGAACTGCGCTGCGGGCCACCCGCCGTGGTCCGCCGAGCGCTGGATCACCGACCCGACCGTGGGCGGCGAATCCCACCCCTTGATGCTCTGCCACACCCACGACACCCCGTTCGCGTCGGTCTCCCCGAAGTTGATCGCAAACGGGGCCGTCGCCCACGCCGGCTGGTAGGAGAGGCTGCCGGTGAAGTAGCCGACGTCACCCGCTGGGACGGCCACGTACGGCTGGCCGCTGACGATCGGGAAGTTCTCGATCGCCTGGAAGACGTCGCTGTTCGGCCCGTAGGTCGCGGTCCACGTCGCCGCGTACACGCCGGGTTTGATCCCGGTGGTCGGGACGGTCCAGTCGAACGCGTACGACCCGGTGGAGATCCGCCAGATGTTGCCGCCGCTGTCCGACGACGCCCCGGTGTAGGTGAAGGTGCCCGCGACGTCGGGAACGATCCCAGCCTCTTGGCCGTAAGTGATGTCCAGGGTCAGCGCGGTCGGGTCTGTGAGCGCGCCCGTCTCGAAGTCCGTGAACGTGAGGTACAGGAAGTACGGCGAGCCGGGAACGGCAGGCTGCGGCGGGCTCAGGCTCATCCGGCCACCCCCACGGCGGACGCCAGAGCCATCTTCATGGCCTGGACCTGCTCGGCGTTGGGGAACGCGACGCCGTTGAAGTTGACCACGATGCCGCCCTGGGCGCCGACGCCCGGTGTGACCGTCTCCGGCCCGATCTCGCCGAACGAGTACATCCGCCCGGACTGGCCGACGCCGAGGATCGGCTCGCCGATGATCCCGCCGTCTGCGTAGCCGTGGCCCTGCCCGAGGACCGACGTCCACCCCGACCCGTAGGTTTTCATCGCGTAGTTGAGGCCTGCGTAGATGTTCGCGAGCGGGTCGTAGATGTTGTTCGACAGCGACGGGGAGCGGTACGCGTTGAACGTGGACATGATGACCTGCATGAGGCCGCGGGACGGGTCACCGGCTGCCGCATTGGAGTCCCACAGGTTGATCGCGTTCGGGTTGCCGCCGGACTCGGTCTGCATCTGCGCTTCCACGACGCCCAGGTCGGAGTCGGGGATGTGGAGCATGCTGAACACCTTGAGGATGTCCGACTTCCATTGCGCGACGCCCGCGGACGCGGCACCGACCGGCGATGACACGCCGCCGCCCGGGCCGCCGCTGACGGCCTTGACGAGCGCCGACACGACGCCATGCACGGCGTCGGCGACGAGGGTCTTCGGCACGTCCGTCATGATCGCGCCGACGTCGCCTGTCGCCGAGGTCTTGATGAACTTGTCGAGCGCGTTCTGGAGCGCGCCCGTGTTCCCAGTCGCGACCGCCGCGACGATCTTGGAGACGTCGACGATGTCGTCGTAGGTTTGGCCGACGAGGCTCTTGACGACTCCCAGCGCGCCGCCGATCGGGTTCGGGATGCCGCCGGCCGCGTAGCCGGGGACGCCGACCGCCTTGAACGCCGGGGCGAGTGTCTTGGAGTGCTCGGCTGAGACGACTGTCTCGCCTTTGCTGACGCGGGCCAGCACGTCGTCGGATGTCGGCCCGGTGCCTTGGGTGACCCGGCCGCCGCGGGCGAACGAGAACGTCGGCAACGTCGGGATGCCGGGGATCTTCGCGGCGACATCGTTCCACAGCTTCGCGATGCCGTTGTCGTAGACGGTGTTGACCAGGAACGACACGGGGGTCTTGAACAGGCTTTCGAGTTTGCCCCAGGCGGTGCCGATGGCCGAGACGGCGTCAGTGAAGCCCTTTTCGATCTTCGTCCAGAACGACGAGAACGTGTTGTAGATCGCGTTCCACGCCGTCGTGATGTCGTTCTTGATCGTCGTCCACTCGGCTTTGAGGTTGTTCGCGACCAGGGTGTAGGCGGTCTTGAACGCGTTCGTCAGCTTCGTCCACCACTGCGAGAACCACGTCGAGATCGCGTCCCACGCCGTAGTCACGTCGTTCTTGATCGTGGTCCACTCGTTCTTGAGAGCCGTCGCTATCGCGGTATAGGCCGTCTTAAACGCGCTGGTCAGGGTGTTCCACCACTGCGAGAACCATGTGGAGATCGCGTCCCAGGCGGTCGTCACATCGTTCTTGACCGTCGCCCACTCGTTCTTGAGGTCGTTCGCGATCGTCGTGTAGGCCGTTCTGAACGCGCTGGTCAGCGTGTCCCACCATTGGGTGAAGAACGCGGAGATCCCATCCCAGGCCGTCGTGACGTCGCTCTTGATCGTGTTCCATGAGTCGCTCAGGAACGACGTGATCTTGTCGATGATGCCCGAAATGAACGAGTAGATCGCGTTCCATGCCGTCGTGATCGCGTCGCTGATCTGCTGGTGATACTTGATGATCACGTCGACGATCAGGCTGATTCCGCCTGTCACCACCGCGAGCAGCAGCGGCCACCACTGCTTGACGAAATTCAGGACCGCGTTCCAGGCGTCCTCAATGGCGTCCACGATCTGCTTGTGATACTTGATCACCACGCCGACGAGGGTGATGATCGCCGCCGCTATCGCGACGAACGGGTTCAAATCCATGATCGCGTTCAGGCCGACCCAGGCGAGCGCCAGCGCGCCCACACCGAGCGTGATGTCCTTCAACGGCCCGAACAGCAGCTTCAGGATCGCACCCAAGCCGGTGAAGAACGACGACACAACCGGCGCGACGAGATGCGCTATCGCCTCCCCGAAATGCTCAATGCTCGGCAACGCCTGGTTGACCATGCTGAGAAAGTGCGAGATCGACGGCAGCAGCCCCATCCCGATCCGGGTCACCAGCGACTCAAGCCCCGCCTCAAGGTCCTTGAGTTTCTGCGACGTCGTCGCCGACGCCTGCGCCCACGCCGAGCTGAACCCGCTAGCGCCTTTCTCCATGTCCGGGTACTTCGACTCGAACCGCTGCACCTGCCCCACGAGGATGTTGATCCCGGCGCCGGCTTTCTTCCCGAACGCGTCGGTCAGCATCTCGCCGACCTTGTCGCCCGTGACCCCGGCGTTGTTCATGTGGGTGATCAGGTCTTGGATCGCGAGTTTCAGCCCGCCGTGCTGCATGTCCGTCGACAACTGCGTGTACGACAGGTCCAGCTTGTCCAGCGCGGCCTTCGCGACGTCACCCGTGCCCGGCGCGCCGAGCGCCTGGATCGCCATCCGCAGCTGGTTACCGGCCTTCGCGCCACGGATGTTGTTGTCACCGAAGGTGGCCAGCGCCGCGCCGACGTCGTTCAGGGTGACACCGAACCCTTTGACGGTGGCGAGCATCCCAGTGCCGAACGCCTCCGCAAGGTCCTGCATCTTCATGTCGCCGGCGCCGACGATCGCGTTCAGCGCCCCCATCGCCGATTTCATGTTCTGCACGCCGGGGATCCCCGACGCGATGGCCGCGTCCAGGGCGTTCGTGACGTCCACTAGGTGCGCGTGGCCGGTCGCGGCACCCTCGGCCGCGGTCTTCAGCATGTCCAGCGCCTTCTGGCCGCTGATCCCGGTCGACGCGAACGACGATTCGATGTGGTACAGCGCTTCGGCGAGGCTGTCGGGGCTGAACCCGACTTGCCCGGCGAGTGCCAGCACCCCGGACGAGAGCCCCGCGAGCGCGGATTTCGCGACACCCGCCTGCGTCGAGATCATCGTCATGGCTGACTCGAACTTCGACGCCAGCGTGGCCGCCGCGGCGATAGCGCCGGCGCCGAGCGCGGCTTCCATCAGCGACATGTCGCCTAGGACGGCAGCCTTGAACTTGCCGCCGAAGCTCTCCCCGGCCGATTCGCCGGCTGTCGCCGCTTCGGATTCCATGCCGGGGATCAGCCCGGCGAGCATCGGGGTGCCCGCGAGTATCCCCTTGAACTTCGACGCGAACCCGGAGCCGGATTCTTCGGCTGCCGTGGCCGCCTCGGACTCGATACCGGGGGTCGCGCCCGAGAACAGCGGAATGCCGGACAGCAGCGACTTGAACCGGTCACCGAACCCGGTCGCGGACCCGGACGCGGCTGTCTCGGCGTCGCGTTCGAGGTTCTGTTCCGCGCCGGCGAACAGCGGCGCCTGCGCTGCGACGTTGGAGAACTTCTCCCCGAACGTCTGCCCCGACGCCGCGCCGGCTGCCTCGGCCTCGGCCTCGGTCTTGGCGGCGAAGTCCGCCATCTCCGGTTCGACGGGTACGGCGACCTTCGCACCCGACGCGGCTGTCTCGGTTTCGACTTTCTCCGCGAACCCGGCCGCGTCCGGCTCCACAGGCACCGAGACGGGAGTCTCCGACCCGGAGACCGCGGACTCGACCTTGGCTTTGAAGTCCGCCGTGTCCGGCTCAACCGGGACAGTGACGGTCGCGTCGGACTCGGCGACCGCGGCGTCTACCTGCGCCTTGAAGTCCTCCGCGTCGGGGACTACCGGGATGTTGACGGTGAGCCCGGTGTCCCCGATCTGCGCTTCTAGTGCCTCTTGGAACCCTTCGGCGTCCGGTTCGACGTTGACGAACGCGGACGCGATCTGGAAACCGTCGGCGCCTGGCGTGTCAGCCACCGGCCTTCACCACCCGGTGGCTGATCCATCCGCCGCCTAGGCTGGCGGACAGTTCCGCGAGTTTCGCGCCCGTCGCCGGCGGGGCGTGGTCGGCGACACGGGCGTTGTTCTCCATCGCGGAGCCGCGTTCGTAGCTCGACGGTGCCCGACCACGGCTAGCCGTGCCCTGCTGCGCTTGCGCGGCGAGGTTCCCGATCACGCCCCGGTAGGCGGGGAGACGGTAGATGAGCTTGAAAAACACTGCCGCCTCCATCTCTCCCGCGTCGTCGATCCGGTGAAAGGCTGATAGGTCGCTGATGACGTCGTCTAGGTGGTCGGTCACCCAGCCGATCTGCGTGAGCCTCTCCTCGGCTTCTCTTTTGGGGTTTCCAGCGCCCCCGCCATGATCTTGCTCGCGGAGTCGATGACGGCTTTCAAGTCGTCCTCGGTCAGGTCATCGAAGTCGATCAGCGCCTCGTAGCCCTCTTTGCCGAGCAGGGTTTCGAGCATGTAGTCGATCGCGATCTCGGAGCCCTTGGTGCGTGCGAGATGCACGTACTTGAGCGCGGTGTTCGTCTTCGGCTTCGTGTTGATCGAATAGACGGTGCCGTTGATCGAGAACGCTTCGACACGCTCCGGTTCGGGCTGGTCGGGCACCGACCGGAGCGCGACGATCTGCGGGGCGGATCCCCCGGAGCCGTTCAGCTCCGGGTTCACCTGCATGCCCTCGTTGCTTGCTTGCGCCGTCATGGTCGCCTCAGCTCGTTTGGTCGACGATCTCGAAGGGGGCGATGCTGGACGACACCCAGAAACCTGTCCAGGTGGTGTTGAACACCGCAGGCTTGGTCTTCTCGTACTCCAGGTCGACCTTGCTGCTGGACAAGCACTTACGGATGATCATCCGGCGCCGGCAGGACGTCTCCGACGTGCCGGTCGTCGGCGCCCACCCGTCGAGAATGATCGCCATGTAGGACGGCTGCGTCGAACCGACCGTCGACAGCGGGTCGAGGACGGTGTAGCCGGAGCCGCTGGTCTGGGTGGTGAGCTGGTTCATCGCCAGGTTCAGGTTGTTCAGCGTCGCCTCTTCCAGCGACACGGTGACCTGGATTACCCGCTTGGACAGGCGCGCGCCGATCGGGTCGATCAGCTGCTCGCAGTGGATGTCGGTGAACGTGTGCTCGACTTCGAGCAGGATCGAGCTTCCGTCGGTGGTGCCGCCGACGTCGGTCCACACCGAACTGGACGGCGCGGACGTGATCGCCGAGTAGGCGGGTTCTGTTGAGCCGAACGGTGCCCAGTACACGCTCGCCGGCCCCATGCAGACGTTAAGTGGCTGGATGGCCATGTGATAACTCCGCGAGGTGAGTCGGATAGGTCACCCGTTGCGGGTCATCTGGTTGCGCCGTTACGGCACCGATCGGATTGAGCAGGTCAGAGCGCAGCGCGCGGCGCGCGCTGGGTCAGTAGACGCCTACGGTTTGCAGCAGGGCGACGGTGATGCTCGACGTGGTCGACAGCACTACCTGCACCGTGTTCGTGCCGGACTGGTCGAGCACCGAATGGAACGGGCCGAACGCGACGGTGTGGCCGTTGGTCAGGGTCACGGCGCTGAAGTTCGTCACCGCCTGGCCGTCCACGAGCGCGCCGACGTCCACCGTCACCGTCTCGCTGGTCGAGGCGGCGGCGACGAACAGGATCTCCCTGCCGGTGTTCGCGAACTGCAACGTCGTCTGCGTTGGGGCGGCGAGCAGCGCCGTAATGTCCTGGCCGGCGCCGTCAGCGACGAACTGGGTCGGCGTCAAGGTCTGAGAAGCCACCGATTACTCCTTCGTGTTAGCCGGCGCCGGGGCGGCCGGGACAGGTGCTTTAGCTGGTGCCGGCGAAGGGGCCGGCGGCTTGGCGTCGGGCTCGCGGACCAGGCCGGCGAGCCGCAGTTCTTCGATCTGCTCGGCGGTGCGTTCCACCGGCTCCTCAAAGAGCGTGAGGTGAACAAGCGGCATTAGCGGATCTCCTTTCCGTGCCAGGTCAGCGACCAGGCGTCTAGGACGAGCGCGCCGAGCGTTTCGAGCTCGACGTCGTCGCCCCACAGGACGACGCGGCCGTCACGGGTTCTAGCTGCGGCGTGCAGGTCATCGACGCCGCCGATGGCGAGCAGCAGCACCCCGGCGTCCGGCAGGCACACCCGGCCGTAGCTCGCCAGGCGGCACCCGGCGAGCCCTGTGCCTGCGGCTGCGGCGAGAAAGAACTCCAGCGGTGCGCCAGAGTCCCCGATGGCGCCGGCGGCCTTGTAGAGCCGCTCAACGTCGGCGTTGGACGCTTCGACGCCGGTCGCGGCGAGCAGGTGGTTGGCTATCGCGACGGGGCCGCACATGGTCCAGCCGTCGTCGTTCGGGCCGGTGATCCACCGCGCGGCGAGCATCTCACCTGCGGCCTTCGCCGGCGTGGCCACCGTCTTCTTGGCCGTCGAGACGCTCGCGGGTTTGCCGATGGTCGTCGTCTTCGTCGTCGTGGTCGAACCACCCGACTTGGTAGTCGTTGACGACTTCGTGATGCCCGTCTTGTTGTTGACCGTCTTCGTCGTCGTGGTCGTCTTCTTGGGCGTGGACGCCATTACTGGACCACCTCTCCTGCTGCCACCCACTGAAGTCCGAGATCGAATGTGAAACCGGCGTAGTCACCCGCGTCGGACCAGATCCGGCGCGGTTCTGTGTGGCACCGGGCCGATATGACCCGCGCGGTGGGGTAGGTGACACCGCCGGCGACGATGTTGAGCGGCCGGCCGAACGTGGTCCGGTCGTAGGTGCCGGCGCGGATCTGCTCGGCGAGCGCGTTCGCCATCCCCCACGGGAGCTTGTCGGAGCCGGGGACCGTCGCCCAGCATTCGACCTGGCACACGGGCCGGCGGACGGGGATGTTCTGGTGCGGGGTGCCGCCAACGGTCGCGGGGACGACGACGAAACCGTTCGACGCCCACGTTGTTTCGTCGGCCGGTAGCTGCGTCGCGACCCCGTCGGCGACGAGGCCGGGGATCGTCTTCACCCAGGCGACGGCGACAAGGTCGGTCGGGGTGTGCAGCGTCGCGATTGTCACGCGGCGGCTCGCAACTGGTACAGCGCGGGCCGCAGGAACGGCTGCGGCTGCTTCTCGGTGCCGGTGTCGTGGCCCCAGGCGACGACACGGTGCCCCAGTTCGACGTAGGCGGCGTAGCTGCGTTCGCTGCTGCCGGTGGCGGACACGATCAGCGAATGCAGCTCTAGGTGGAACTCGATGGAGTCGCGGAGCGCGCCGGGTTCTTCGTCGCGGCCAGCGGCGGCGAGGGAATCGCTTGTGGCGGTGGAGTGCGCGCCGCCGAAGACGGGGCAGTAATCCTTCGCGGATGCGGCGATCTCGGGGCCAAGGCGGGTCAGGAACATCTCGTCAGAGGCAGCGAGAACTTCCTCCTGCCACCCTGGTTCCATCACGAGACGCACCCGCCTGCCTGCCCGTCTGCCGGGAAAGCCACTGAAGGGGTTCCCGTTACGGGCTGGCCGCGCGCTGCGCCGTTACGGCGTCCTGACGGCTGTCACGGGCCGTTTCCGGGCCGGTGACGTGACTGATCTTAGCGGACTGCTGCCCGTTCGGCGTGGCGACGGGCTGCGGCCTTCATGCAGCTACGGACGGTGAGCCGGTTCGGGTCCTTGCGGCGCCGGCGGCGGCGTCTGAGCGGGAACAGCAGGATGATTCCCATGCGGCGAACGTTAGCCCGTGTTGGCGGTAACGCGCTTGAGTTGGAGCACCGTGTCCACGGGTGCGCCGATGATCGTCGGCGGTGTCACAATGCCGATGATCATGAAGATGTTGCCGGTGGACTCGTCCAGAATCCGGTCAGTGTTCAGCACCCCCGCGTACTGCGGCACATGACAGGCCACCTCGCGGATCGTCCGCGGATGCGACGTTGAGGGGTCCTGCACATGCTTACCGGTCTCGGCAAGCAGCGCAGGCAACCCCTCAACGATCGCCTCGTTGAGGTCCACGGTGTCACCGAAAGCGTTGCTCGCGGTACCTCGGAGCACCGACACCGTCGTGTTCTGAACCTCAGCTACCACTGGCGTCCACACCTCTCCGCCCGGCCCGGACGTCATCGTGCAGGTCCGCGAACTTGTCTTCGACGCGGGTCAGCCGGTGCTCGTGGTCGGTCAGCTTGTTATCCGTCTGCTCGCTGAACTTCTCGAACGCCATCGACAGCTTGTTCGTCGCGAACGTGTTCCCGTCGATCGAGTTGACGAGTTTCTGGCTGGAACTGCCCTGCTGGTAGATCCAGCGCAGCCCGGCCGCGATGACGCCGAGCGCGACGACCAGCGCGCCGAGAACAGTGATCAACGTTCCGCCGGCGTGCATCTCTGCCCCTCACTGAGCTTGCCCTGGTGGAGTCAGGCTTCCTGCGCCCAGTACGCGGCTATCGCCTCGTAGGTGCTGCCGGACACAGCCGAGCCCATCACAGCGTTCAGGGTCAGCGACGAGTTAACGGTGACGGTGACCGGGGTCGCCGAGTTGCTCCCCGCCAGGTACACCGCCGCGGCGGCGGTGGACGTGCTGGACGAGATACGGGCCACGACCGAGCACTGCGCGGTGGTGGTGGAGTAGAAGTTCACCCACATCTCGACGTCGGCGAGCGCGGACGACAGCGACGCGGTCGGCGTGAACGCGGTCATGGTGGCCAGCGCGGTGCCGGACGAGCCGCCCGAGTAGCCGTTGAACGCGAGGGTGGCGCCGGCGGACGCCGGGGCGGAGATGATGAGCTGGGCGCGGAGCTTGAACACGCTGCCGGCGACGGCGTTGGACTGGATCGTCGCCGCTGGGACGGTGATCAGCGCCGTGTTCGTGGTGGCGTTCGAGACAGCTGTGCCGTGCGCGGTCAGCCCGGACGCGTTGTCGGCCTGCGCGAGTGGCTCGATGAACTGCTGGTAGAACTCGTACGTGACCGGCGAGCCGGGAGCGACATTCGCGGGGAGAGTAATAGCCATTTTGCTGCTTTGCTCCTTACCAGTTGACCAACGGGGCTGCTGGCAGGACGCCTGCCACGCGGAGAATTGCTAGTGCTTGCGGTGCTATCGGTGGGAGCGCGAGCGCCTGCATGTGCGCGGCCCTGCTGGCGGACACCCCCGCGACGGAGGTGGACGCGTACTCACGCTTAACGTTCGCGTCATCGTTCACGGCGATGATGTACTGCGCCTGAGCCGACGTCGCCCTGACGAGCACGTTGGCCAGGGCGGCGTCGAGTGGCATCCCGTCGGCGTCGACGCGGTACACGGCGGCGACGAGAGCGACGTCCATCTGCTCGGTCGCCCGCTGCAACGCGATGGTGACACGGCTAGCCGGGGTGACCTGGTCGCCGGACCATGCCCGGTACTGCGCCACCGACGCGTAGCAGCCGGGAAGCGGCACCGTCTCGGCGACCGCCGCCACGTTCACGGCCTGCGTGTATATGACGGACACGCTGTCGGAATCGCGGGTGCCGCTCCACACCACAAGGTACGAGCCGGCTGCCGTCGCGGTCGGGACGGTCCACACGTACTCGTACAGGCCGGTGCCGAGCGCGGTGACACCCGCCGAGGTGGTCGAGACCGGTGTCCCGCTGCCACTATCCGCCGCACCGGAGGCAGCGATGCCGATGGTCACACCACTGGCACCGCACGGGACACCGGAGTTCAGGAACGTCTCGAACTGCACTTTGAACGTGGTCTGCCCGCCGGGGAAAACGTCGGACGCGGCGTTGGACTGCGTTTGCAGCGTGGCCATCAGGCGGCCTCCAGGTCCGGTGGGCTGTCGGGGTCGAACACGGGCTGGGTGAACCGGCCCCGGAGCTGGTCACGGGTCAGCGTCGCAGCCTCGGCGCGGTCCATGCCCTGGGTGGCCGCGTAGTCGATCCACGCCTGGTGGGATGCGTTGCCCCGTGGCCTGGCCACGGTCCCGCCGATCGGGACGACCGGGGCCGGTTCAGCGTCGGTGACGTCGAGCAGGTGCCCGCCGTCGAGCTGCCTTTGGATGCCGTAGGGCAGCGGCAAGCTGAAGTCGAACACCATGCCGGTGTTCTCGCACTTCAGCTTGACGCTGCCCATCACGCGTGGCCCTTCCGTTACGGCAGGTAGGGCCGGGTCCAAACCCACACGGTCATCGACGTCGATGACGCCCAGTCGAGCCACACCGAACCGTCGGACTGCGTGTAGCGGTCCGTGGTCAGGCCCTCAATCAGGGTGTAGCCACCCCCGGTGTGCAGGCAGGACACGGTCAGGTCCCCGACCGACGCCTGCGCGAACGGCTGGTACTGGTCGGTGGCGTACGACGCGTTCGCCGAACCGGTCGCCGCGCCCGCATACCCGCCTGCGCGGATGTACAGGTTGTGGTTCGAGCTGTCCGCGTTGTACACGAGGATGCCCAGCTTGAACGGGCCCGGCGAGGCGACGATGTTGCCGTTGGTCGCGTCCGGGGTCGAGCCTGCGCCGATAGCTGCGCCCGCGTCGCGGGTCAGCGCGGTCGCCGTGAGTGCAGTACGTGACATCTCTGCTTACCTCCCCTCAGATTCCGGCCGGGCGGACAACGCCCGCGATAGCGATGTGGTCCGGCCGGACGAGCTTCGCGCCGTAAACGTGCAGGCCACGAACCGCGTCAGCGAAGGTGGTCTGCAACCGGAGCGCCTCGGTCTGGACGATCTGCTCGGCGAAGGTGATCGCCATCGGGTGACCGGCCTGCACGATCCAGCCGTTGTGGCTGGTGTCGAACTCGGTCATGTTGTTCGAGATGTACACGTCCATGCCGGCGACGCGGCCGATCATGCCGTTCGTGAACACCTCGGACGCCTGCCCGCGCATGTCGGTGATCGCGATGAACGCCTGCGTCTGCTCAAGTAGCGACTCGGCCCACGGCGGCATGACGATGTAGCGGTTCTTCCGCGGCACGTACGCCTCGTCGAGCTTCACCTTGAGAGGCAGGATGACCTTCTGGTACAGGTCAGCCGGGGTGGTCGACGCGTACACAGCCGGCTCAAGGCCGTTGTTGCTGTTGGTTGACGGGTTGCTGCCGTCGTTGCCGGTCAGGGTGTTCGCGTAGGCCACGCCGGTGTAGAGGCCGGCGATGTACTGGTCAGCGGTGTCGGCCAGTTTGTAGGCCGCGCGGTCTTCCAGGTATGCCTGCATGTCGCCGGCGGCCTGGCGCTTGTCCACGTCATCGACGGTGAACCCGAAGTACTTCCGCTGGTCGATGAGCAGCTCTTGGCCGGCGTCGTCGAGCGACTGGTAGGAGATCGTCTCGTTCGGGGAGTAGTCCGAGATGGTCGGGTCACCGAACTGGGTGATGTGAACCGTGGTGCCGGGGCCGGAGATTTCACCCTCGTAATCGTCGTTGACGATGCCGGGGCCGCCGAAGACAAGGTTCTTCTTCTCGGCCGAGAGGATGACCTTGCTCCAGACTTCCGGCTTAAAGTTCAGCACGGACATGGGGGGTCTTCACCTCATAACGGGTAGTCGTGGTACCCGTTGCGGGTGAAGATGTGGCCGTTCCGGCTCGTCGTGGACGATCTTAGCCGCGTTGCGCGGCGTCCTACCTGCGGTGCCGCTGCTTAGGCTTCCCGATGCCGAGGTTCACGAGCAGCCCGTCGTTGATGGCCTTGGACAGGATCGCCGGGTCAGCGCCCGGCCGGGTCGCCTTGTCCAGGTCGGCCTGTGTCCACAGCCGGTTACCGCCAGGTGCGCCGCTGAAATCCGCGCCCGAGCTTGCCGCGGGCGGCGCTGCCGGTGCCTGCGTGGCCGCCGCTGGCGCGGGCTGGCCCGGTCCTTGCTGGAACTGGTACCGGGGCTGCGTCGACGCCTCAGCGACGATCTCAGCGACGCGGTCGCGGAAGTCCGCGGCGTCCGGGTCGAGCGCTGATGCTTTCGACATGAAGTCCCGCGAGTCGAGCAGCGCGGTCGCGTCGACCTTCCCGGCTGCGCTGGAGAACACGGCGAGTTCCACGGCGCGCTGCCGTGCGAGGGTCGTCTGTTCCTCGAGCCGGCGGGTCAGGACTGCCGGGTCGGGTTTGCCGTCGAATGGGACGCCGACTTTCTCGGCGATCAGCCGCAACACCTCGTCGCGTTGCGTGAGTTCGGTGTGGTTGGCCTTCGAGCGGTCTTCGTTCTTGCGTGCCTGGGCTTTCCACCGGTCGGCTTCGGCTTTCCAGTCAGTCGTGTCGGCCGGCGGCGCGGGTGGCGCTGCCGGTGCCGGGGCAGGCTGGACAGGCTCGGCCGGTGCCCCGTCCGGGGGTGTCTCAACAACGGTGGTCAACGTTGCTCCTGTTGCAGGATCGTGCCGTTACGGCGGGTCAAAGTGCTCACTTGCGCAAGCGGTTTACGGTGCTCCTGTGTGCGGCGGGACGGGTGCCGTGGTGCCCTGGTCGTCGTCGCCGTCGCGCATGTCGGCGGTACGGTCGGCACCGTTCGCGGCGGGCTGCACGTAGGTGCGGCCGGCGAAATGCGCGCCGACAGCGCCGTGGTTGCAGGTCGCGCCCGTTCCGGGGGCGTGGTTGCAGGTGCTCGTGTTGTGCGGCAACGCGGGCATCATGGTCATTTGCTCCGTCCTGCCCTGCGGGCTGTTCTGCGGTGGTGCGCGGCGGCCGCCGAGCCGCCTTTCCCCTGGGACGACGGCAGATCCGGGTATTTACGCGCCACGGCGGCGCGGACGGTGGCTTTCTCGGACGGGGTGCCGTTCGCCTGCACCCGCGACAGCGCCGACACGGCACGGCCGCGGGTGTTGATCGGGTAGGCGTCAGCGCCGCCCGGGCCGCCACCTGGCAGCGCATACGAGCCCTTGGGTGCTTTCGTGTTCGGCGCCGGTTTCTTTCCCTTTGCAGCCACGTCAGTCTCCTGTCACCTCGGTCGCGGCTTCCCCTTGGTAGCCGGGGACGCTGGTCACACCGGGTGCCGCGACAGGTGCCGCCAAGTCTTCGACTTCCTGCGCGAGCGTCTCGGTCATCGGGCCGGCGAGCGTCACCTTGGCGTGGCTGGCGAGTTCCTGGCCGGTCTCGGAGAGGATCTGCTGCACCTCGGCGTCGATCTCTTGCTGCGACCAGTCCGGGTGGGCCATCGCGACGAGGGTCTGCTTGGATGCCGCGCCCGCGCCGGCCAAGGTGGACACGGTTTGGGCGAGCATGAGCTGGTCGGGCAGGACGGCTTCGCCGAACTCGATGTCAGGCCGTTCGGGGGTGATTGCGGTCGCGCCGAAATACAGCTTGGAGACGCACATAAGGCTGTAAACCGCGTCTTGCAGCGACGGACGCGCATAGTTGATCTTCTTTTGGCGGGTGAGCAGCGACGTCCGCTCCCGCGCCTCGATCTCCGTCGCCGTGATCGCGCCGCCGGCGTAGTCACCGAACGACTGCGGCGAATAGCCGGCCTCCTGCACGATCCGGTTCACCAGGTCCTCACAGGTGCCCTGGTGTTCTTTCCACCGGATCTGGAACTGGTTCGCGGTGATCGCCGGCGCGGCGCCGTCGTGCAGCATGTTCAGCGGGGTGAACACGCGCCGGTCAGGCTCGAACACGGCACCTTCGCCGCGGCCGATGTTGTCGAGATACTCGGGCGGGACGATCAGCCGGGACACGGCCAACTGCACGTCACGCATCCACGACGAATAGCACTCGTCTAGCTGGTCCATCAGCGGCTCGATGCCCAGGTAGTCGGAGCGTCCGAGCGGCCACGCTTGCGGGCCGAGGTCCCGCCATATCTTGTTCGGCCGGACGTTCGGCCAGTAGACGACGGTCGACGCGTCGAGCGGCAGGTCAGGCAGCACGAGAGTGTCGCCTTGCAGATCCCCGGCTAGCCGTGCGGTCGCGGGGAAGTCCGACAGCGGCACGATCTCGCCGAGGTCGGACTGGTCACCCTGATACACGCCGTGGATGATCGTGTTCTGCTGCGGGACGTGTTTCTCAAGGTGACGCACCACATCGGTGCCGTTGTCACTGAGTACGCGCCAGAACGTGACAGCGGTCAGCTTGTCGTAGGAGAACTCAGGGACGCCGATGTCGCACGGGACAGGCTGTATCCACGGCTTGTCCGCCACGGCGAGGTCCCACACGATCCGCAGGTACACGGCGCCGAGCGCGGAGCACATGTCGCCGCCTTCAAGCAGGCGGGTGTGGAAACCGTCGTCGATCAGAGCGTCGAACCATGCCTGGTTCGCGGTGCCAGCGGAGCCGGTGAGCGTCGTTTTGAGCTCGGGTGGACGCGCGAACAGCAGGTTGGACGACGTTTGGGAGATGTCCCCGGCGATCGGGACATGCAGCCGGGTCCGTTTCTCCCCCGGTGGCACGGGCTGGCCCCAGAACGAGTATTCGATGGAGCCGAGCAGCCCGCCGCGGAACTGGCCGGGTCGCGGTGTCGGCATCCCCGCTTCGCCCGTGGACGCGAAGAACGCGCGCCCGTAGGGGCTGTTCGCCCCGAGGTTGTAGTAACACCATGCGAGTTTCTGCCGGTCACCGGTCCACCAGGCGTCCCATATGCGGTGCATGTAGGACACGGGGTCGTACTCGGGTGGCGGCCACGGCATGTTGTCGCTCGGCAGCCGGGACATTTGCCGGTCGTCGATCGGCTGCGAGGATGAGAGGCCGATGGGTGCGCCCACTGTCCATGATCCGGCCGGGTTCGCCGCCGGCTGCACGAACGGCATGGACACGAGGCAACTCCAAGATGGCGTCACGTGAGCCGCAGACGGCGTCAGGTGGCATCTTAGCGGTAGTGGCGGGTGTTCCTTAGCGGGCTAGTGCGAAAGTCGTCTGCGGGTCGGGTGGGAGTGCTACGGGGCCGATGGCGTGACGCCACAGCCCGCGTGTGGTCACAACGCCATAACGCAACGCGTCGACGGCGTGGTCATCTACCTTGATCGGCTTGTCGTCGCCTTTGCCGGCTGCTGTCTCGTCCCACGAGTAGCTCGACATCTGCTCAATCGTGTATTGACACGACTTGTGGATCATTAGTTTGTCTTTGGCGAGCAGGCTGGACACGAGCCGGATCCCGTCGACTACGGCGTTGTCGCCGGCGTGCGGGGTCATCCGGTCGGCGAATAGCTGCTGCCGGAACGATGCCGCACTCGGGTCCACGACGATCCATTCGGGGTTGACGCCGTGCAGCTGGGAGCCGGGGAACCGCACCGAGGCGAGGAACTCGCGGAGCTTGATCGAGTATTCGGCGTCGGTGAGCTGCCGGTGCCGTGCGCGGGAGTCGTAGTACCACTCGGCGACCACGTAGAGCCGGCTGTCGGTGCCCAGCCCGATCACGAGCGCCGCGAGCGGGTTCGTTGTGCCGTAGTCGATGGCGCAGCACAGCCACCGTTTGATGACGGGGCAGACGTCGACGACGTGGCGGCCGGTGTCGAACATGTCGTACACGGCGCCTTCGGCTGCGCACCATTCACCGAGGACGAACCGTTTGTAGAACAGGCCGGTGAACTCTGCACGGATCGACGTCTTGAACTCGTCTGTCAGGCTTGGGTTGTCGTCGAGGGTGAAGTGGAACGCGCGCAAGTCCAGCTCGTCCTCGCGGAGCAGGAAGTCTTTCCGGAGCCAGTGCGCGGACGAGCCGGGGTTCGTCGTGCCGTAGAACTTGGAGCCCGGTATTGACAGCCGGCCGAGTGCTTGGGTGAAGAACGCTTTGGGCAGCAGGGTCAGTTCGTCGCCGTACATGCCGGCGAAGGTGCCGCCGCGGATTTTCGCTTCGGCTTGGGAGTCGTTCGCGCCGAAGACGTGGACGCGGCGGCCGAGGATCGTGGCGATCGGCGCGCCGAGGGTGTAGGAGACGTGCCGGGCGACGGTGCCGAATAGGGCCGGGTCCTGTAGTTGCAGGATGGCGTTCCGGCCGATGGTGTCGCGTGTGCGGCCGACCATCGCTAGCTCGCCGGCGGGTGCGGTGGCGATGTAGCAGAGCCAGCGGAGCAGGGACGCCATGGTTTTGCCGCCGCGGGTTGCGCCTTCCCAGATGTTGATGCGGGCGTTTGAGTGGGCGATGGAGCGCTCTTGCGCGAGCGACAGGCTAGGCAGCGTCGCCATGCCGGGCGACCATGCCGTCAAGCACAGCAGACAACAGCGACTTCGCCGCGTCCGCCTGGCCGTCAGTGTCAGGCGCTAGCTCACGGGCCTTGTCCGAGCAGATCCCCAGCGCGATAGCCCGCGTATGCGGCGACACACCCGACCAGTCGTGATCACCCTCGAAACTGTCAAGGATCGCGTTCGCCGTCTTCATGTGCCGCGCGGCCAGATCAGCGAGCATCGCCTGATGGTCAGCCTGCGCCGCTGCCGTGGCCTTTATGGTCGCTGACCGGTCAAAAGCATCGGTCAGATGTTCGGCTTTGGCGATGCCGGTTACGGTGCCTTGGCTGACCTTGTGTTTGCGCGCGATCTCGTTGCGCGGGAGGCCGGCGCGGATGTCTTTGAGGACGGCTGCCCGTTTACGGGGAGCCAAGGGTGCTGGCATGGTGCTCCCGTTTCGGGCTGCCCCGTTCCGGGGCGACTGGGCGTGATCTTACCGTGACGGGGAATCGTTTCCCGTTCCATCGGGTGCGCCAGCCGTACCAGCGGCGCCGGGTTGTGCGTGTGGGCATGGGTAGCGGTAGGGGGGTCACATAGTCTCTCGGCGGCGTTGGCGGTCGGTAACGGGTCGACTACACGGGAGGAGGTGACTGTGGCCGATCGGCCACAGTCACCCCTCGGCGGCGTTGGCGGTCGCGGATGGCTGTCATGGCTTGCCGTGGTGTCCGGTGGCCGGGTTTGTCTTGGCCCCAGTGCCGGGCTGGGGGGTCGGGGTAGCACCAGTGCGTCATGAACTCTTGCCGGGCTAGGTGCAGGTACCGGCGCATGGTGTTGTAGGTACAGCCGATGGCGTCGGCCGCGGTGGCGTAGGAGCCGTGCGCGGCGAGCGCTTCGAGCGCGCGGCGCTGGTACGGCGGTAGCGCGGCCATGATCTGGTGGACGGCGATGCGTTCGATGATGCGTTCTTCGAGCGCGTCCCTGGCGGGTTTGGGTGCTTGCCACCATGCGGCGTAGCCGTGCATGGGGCGGCCGGTCTTGGTGGAGTAGCCGTGTTCGCGTAGTTCACGGGCGGCGGCGACGGAGATGGCGCCTACGGCTGTGTTGAACAGGTCGTGCCGGGTTGGTTCGTCGCCTGGTTCGTAGAGCCGGCCTATGATGGCGAGTTCGGCGACGTCGGCGCGTTCGGGGAGCCGTAGGACGCCGGTTGGGTGCATGCGGGCGGCTTTCCAGGCCATGCGGCGTACGGCTAGGTAGTCGTAGCCGTGCGGGAGTGCGGCCATCGTTGGCGATGGTACAGGGATGGCGTCAGGTGGCTCTGGTTTGGCGTCAGCCGATGGCAAGTTGCTATCGGGTTGCTACCGGCTTGTAAGCAACTTGCTTACGGTTTGCTTCGCGGTTGCTTGGCAAGTTGCTTCGCCAAAGGGTGCGCCTAGAGCGCACTCTTTCCGGAAGGGTGCGCCCTGGGCGCACTCTTTGCCGTAACGGCGTTACTGACGCCGTGACTGACGGCGTGACTCGGTAGGCGATCGGATAACCGATCGGTGTACTGACCGGGGTGCAATCCACTTCACCCCACCGGGGTGCAACCCATTGCCTGCGGTGCAACCCATTGCACCCCAGGCCGGGCCGCGAATGAGAGTCTCATGAGACTCTCTCGCGAGGGTTCGGCGAAGGGTAAGCCGAAGGGTAACCGTTACCCTCCCAGCGGATCCGCGCTAGGGGTGGTGGCCTGCGGAAACACGCAAACACCCCTGCAAATTCTGCGGGGGTGCAGAATTTGCAGGGGTGCAGATTTTGCGGGGGTCAGATGTCCCTGTAGGTGCCATCGGTCAGGTGGTGCCACGCGGCGATGTGGAACTCCCTGCCACTACCGCCGAGCGTGACCTGCGCCTCTGGCGGCGGATTGAACTCGGCAGGCAGGCAGCGGCGGCAAAAGTGCTGCCGGCCGATGTACTTGTCGACCGTTCGCACGGCCCAGACCACAGGGACGCCGGCGTGGTCCTTATCCCACTGCTCGCGCCAGTGAACCCCGGCCGGGTGCGGGTACGCGTCGAACTGCATGAGCGAACTGCACGGCTGGGTGCGGTCGGAGCCCATATTGCATGGCCAGCCCGTGGTCGGGTGCAGGCTGACGCGGACCTTCTGCCGGACACGGCGCTTTGCGTTCCTGTTCGGCAGGATCAACCGCTGCCATTCCCAAGACTCGACTTGGGCGAGGTCTGCCTCTTGCCGCAGGTGGCAGTCTCGCAACTCGGCGCGGAGCGCTGCCAGGTCGTTGTCGTTCATGAGAGAATCTCCTTGTCTGCGTTACGGGCCCCCACCGGCCACACCGGTGGGGGCTCTCGCATCTACGGGGTTAGAACGGGGTTCCTGTGCAGGTCAGGGCCATCAGGTAGGCGTGGTTCGCTGCCTGCCATTCGGTGAGCAGCACGTCGAACGGGTCGTCGGGCAGGTCCCACTCGGGCGGGTCGGCGTCGTAGGGGGCCATTAGCGGGTCACCTGCTCGCGTGCTGCGGTGTTTGCGGTGATGGCGTCGGTGTTGGCGTCGAGCGCGGCGGCGTGCCGTGCCCGGCGAGCGCGGTCGATCTTGCGGTCGGCGCGGCCGATGAGCAGGCAGACGGCGAGCAGGGCGGTGGCCCATATGGCTGCGTTGAGCAGGATCAGTTCGGCGAGCGATACATGGTGGGTCATGACTCTTGCCTTTCTTGATCGGATGGTGCTGATGTTGCAAATGTCCGTTGTCCCGAACCGGGACAGTGGTTTTCCCGAAACGGGACGGAATCTGTCCCGAAACGGGATTCCGACACGCCGTGTGACCTTGGGCCGCTTGACAAAGTGCTTTGTTTTCCTGTACTACTGCCGCTGGCGGCGACCCCACCGGTAGGCAGCCTCGTAGCGCTTACTGCGCGGCACCCCCGCCCGCTCGGCGAACGCCAGGAACTCGGTCCATCCGGCAGGTGCCTCAACCCCGTCGATGACTTCGGCCATCCTGAGTTTGAGATCGGCGAGCGCGCGAATCTTCGGGTCGGCGAGTACGGCGTCCATTGCGGCTCTGAGCGCGACGGCGTCGAGGTCGCGGACCTTGCGCGGACGGTCGGCTGCGTATCTGCCGAGGCATTCATCGGATACCCCGAGTTTGAGCATGGCCGCGCGGACGTCGGCCTGGTCGCATTGGCAGCGGCGGCAGTTGCAGTGCCACAGGTGCCGTAGGACGCTGTTCTGTGTCGCTGCCGAGAGCGAGAATCCGCCGTGTCCGCATAGGGGGCATTGGCCGCTGTATTGCCACGGCCGGTTCTTCTGTGGTTTCAGCCCGAGCAGCTCCGCGATGTGCGCGCGGCACGTTACGGGCTGCTCTTTGCATGTCACTCATACCTCCCCTCCCGTGCGGTATTGCTTGGAGTCGATGAGCCGGCGGCATTGCTCGGCGAACGGCCAGCGGGAATCGAGCAGCGGCGCCGGCGGCCGGTGGCCGTTGGGCTGCGGCTCGGGGATCTCGAAGGACGGCAGGTTGAAGTCGTCGATGTCGATCCTGAGCTGGTCGTTGAGTTCCTGAATCTGGGCGCGCATCCCGGCGAGTTGTTCTTCGGCTTGCCGGCGGATCTGGCCGAGGCGTTCACCGTCGAGTTCGGAGTTGACGATGGCGAGCGCGGTGTCCATCCACCGGCCTTGGGCCTCAAATACTCGCTGGTCGAGGGTGTGGTCGAAGAACGGGTCGAGCGCGTCGCGGGCGATCCGGCGCAGCAGGTCGGGCCGCAGCGACGCCAGCGAGTCGATCTCGGTCTGGGAGATCCCGAACGCTTCGCGCCACTTGTCGCCGCGTGCCTCGCTTTCCTTCAGCGGAGTGGACGGCAAGCCGTGCTCCTGTACCTGGCTGGGAGTGAGCGCCACCCGGTACACCTCGAACTCGGGCATGTCGCGGTACAGCGTCTTGAATGCTTGCAATTTGCGGCTCACCGACAGCGGCATCGTCCACCCGGACGGGTCGCAGTCGGAGAAATACAGCACAGCCATCGGCCGGCCGTCTGTCGCCGCCGATCTGGCCATCCGGTGAAGCATCGTGTCGGACGGCTCACCGGTCGGCAGGTACAGGTCGGCTCGGTATGTCTGCGCGAGCGGGCCGAGGACGTCACCCAGCGACGATTTCTCGCCGATCATCACAAGGTGGTACGACTGGGTGCCGTCGAACCCTTGGACGCCTAGCTTCGGCATGATCTCGCTCGCTCGCGGGATCTCCACATCGACGCCGACCGTCAGGTAAGCCCACGGGTCGGCCCTGGAGAACTCGTACACGACCGGGTCAGCGTTCCGCTGGTCCACGATCTGCTCGAACGGCAGGTAGCCGAGGAACCGGGCCGCTTTGCCGGCTTCCTCCGACAGCCAGATCCAGTCCTTGTCGGTGTTCTCGTACGGCAAGCCGCTGGTCGGCTTCGGCCGGCCGATCACCATGTAATGGAGCCCGCGGAGGTGGATACGGCGGTCACCGAGGCCGAGTTCGCGGGCTGTCTCGGCGAGCCACTGCCCGTCACGGTGCCGCGCCGGCGTGTCGAGCCGGAACGGGTCACGCTGCTGTGACAGGACGGTCAGGTCTTTCATGGAGCAGCCATGCTCGCCCATCGCCTGACGTAGGACGGCTAGCAGTGGGCCGCTCATGCCGCCACCGCCAAAACGAGGCCGGATTCACGCTGGCGCTGTAGTTCCTTGCGGATCGGGATGCACGCGCGGCACTCCCGCCAGATCCCGCCGGGGCCGCGCCAGATCGTGTTATAGAGATCGAACGGGTGCCCGCGGATGCATTCGTCTTTCGCCGCGTTGATCGCGGTCGGGCCGTCGCCGCGCAGGATGTTGACCCTGTTCGTCACGGGCTCGGTGTGAAGCGGGAAGCAGCAGTGCCGGAACAGGCACCCACGGTCCCGCACGTGGTCAAGCACGAGGTTCCTGGGGATCGGGGCGACAAGGAACCGGTACGTCTGCCGGTGAACAAGCACGGTCTTGCCTCCCTCGCTGATCGTTCCGTAACCCCGGTCAGTGATCGCGCCACCCCACAGCCAGCAACCCGTGACGGGGTGGATCGTGATGTTGTCCGCGTACCTTGCGGGCAGGTCGGTGATTTTCACGCCTGCCTCCCGTGGCTGCACTTTTGGCAGCACTTCCGCTGGGGGTCGCAGTACTCGGCTGCGAGGCTGCACCAGCGGCACGGGAGCGATGGGTGCTCAAGCACCCGGTTGCGCTGTCTTCTGGTTCCGCGGCCGTCGCCGCGACGCCTGTGATGGCTCACATAGTCCTTTCGCGTGCTGCCGTGTCGCCCTGCTCGGCGAGCCACCGGTTGACTTCGCTGCGGCGGTACTTGACGTACCGGCCGATCTTGAAGCCCTTCGGGCCGGTCTTCCGCTCACGCCACTTGTAGATCGCGGATCTTGTGACCCCGAACTCCTCGCAGAGGTCGGGGACGCCGAGCAGGGGATCCGGCTCGGGCTGCTTGCGCGCCATCGTTCGCCTCCTTTGACGATTATCTGGCCTTGTCTGACACCAACTTGGCGTCATCTGAGGACAGACTAAGGGGGCGCTGTCGCGATGTCAACTCGGCGTCAGCAACCGTGAAACAATGCCGGTATGGCGTCAACCAACAAACGTCCAATGGACGCACCCGCCCGCAACGTGGCCGCCAACCTGCCCCGTCTCCGCAAGTCACGGGGCCTGTCCAGCTACCAGCTCTCCGACGAACTAGGCGAGATCGGCCACCCGATCCAGCAAGCCGGCATAACCCGCATCGAACGCGGCGAACGCGGCGTCTACGTCGACGACCTAGTCGCGCTCGCCGTCACGCTCGACTGCACCCCGAACAAGCTCCTGTTCCCGGCGCGCATCCTCACGTCCGCCCCCGGTGTCCGCTACGGCGTCAACGTCGTCGGGAACGTCGTCGCCGAAAGCCGCGACATCTGGGCCTGGGCAGCCGGCGAACAGCCACTCATCCCAGTCGGGAAGGACGGCGAGCCGTCCCGCCAGGTCTCCGGGCA